TTAACCGCTATTCACCATTTTAGTGGATGGAATGTGGATACCATCACTAAGCGGATTCAGGTGAATTGCGTCGCTAAGGTGGTCGGGTGAAAAATGCGCATAAGTCATAGTCTGCTCAATTTTCGAATGTCCCAATATTTTATTTAACGTCAAGATATTCCCCCCATTAATCATGAAGTGCGCCGCAAAGGTATGACGCAAAACATGCGTAGCTTGGCCCTTGGGTAGATCTGGCTTTACTTCCCTTAGCACCTTACGATATTCGACATAGTCAACGTCGAAGAGTCTGCCGGTGGTTTTGGTTTTGACGTATTTCATGACCTCACCAGAAATGGGGACGGTGCGTGCCTTCCCGTTTTTGGTTTTGGTAAACGTCACTTTTCCATGCAACATGTTCTGAGCCAGCATATTCAGCGATTCCCCCCAGCGGCCGCCGGTGCTTAAGCACAGAACAGTGAGGCGCCGGGCGTCACCACTTAAAGCTGAAAGCAGCCTTTCGATCTCTTCAGTACTCAGATAGGACATTTCTGGCCTTTCCTGCTTGAGATCTGTGATCCCTTTTAGTGGGTTCTCTGCGTGGAGATCTTCCGCTTCAGTCAATACACGGAATAGGCCTCGTAACGTACTCAAGTCGCGGTTAACAGTGGAAGCCTTAACCCCTTCATAAAGGCGCTGGCTTCTGTACTCAGCAATAAACCCCTTATTGATTTTTGAAAGGCGAGGGTTGCCCATATCACTAATTACCCGCTTAAGTTCGCGCTGGCGCTTCTCACCGTACTTATGACTTCGGCCGTGCAGCTCCCACCATCTATCAAGCAGCTCACTTAGCCGCCTGTGATCGGTTGGTTTATCCAGCCAGTCTTTGTCGTGCATATTGCTGATGACATATTTTTCAAAAGCAACAGCATCAGCTTTCTTGTTGAAAATCCGCTGTATACGACGTCCTGTCGCTCCACGCGGTCTGATATCCACTTTATAGCGTCCACCATCGAGCAGCTTAACGGTCATAGCTGTCACCTCTGGTAAACACGTGATCTGGTGTCACGTAACAGATAGTTACGCGATGATTTTCATAGAGATAAGCAAGAAAGATGCTCAGCCAATTTTCTGGTCTGAGGGCTGAGACGTTGTTTCGTCTTGCCCAAAGTGTGCGAGAGCCGGTGCGATCTGCCCGGATTCAGGGGCAATCTTTCCGGTGATGAACCACAGGGCATATTTTTCAAATCGAGGATGATTAAGAATGCTCATAATCACCTCAGTGTTAGGGATTGTTTTTCCTGCCTCGTAACGCCACAAAGCGTCACGATTCAAGCCAAGCATTTTGGCCGCCTCTGGCAAACTTGTAAGGCGCTCACTCTCGCGCATAATTTTCAACTTTTCCGCCACATTCATACTCATGTTGCAATTCTCCGACATGTGAATTATATTTCATTCATAGGTTGGTGGTCTGGGGCATTTGAGACCATCAATACCCCAAACGTGGAGATTATCACATGAAAGATGCAGTTTTGAGCGCGCTGTTTAAGATTCCAGACCCGATCACTGCTGATGAGTTTTCTCGTCGAACCGGCAAAACGGAGTCAGCCGTTCGTCACATGATGGATCGCCGCCTTTTACCGATGGTCACTGAGCGCGAAGTACTTGGCCCTGATGGCAGTACTCGCCGCCTCCTGATTCTGTGGAACGAATGGCTTGAGATGGTTCATGAAGCTACGTCGAAACTACCCCCTGAGCGACAGGACTGGCGAGCAGGTTGGATCAAGAAAGCCAATAAGCTGGCGAATGATATGGGCGTAAACATGTTTGGTGGCGGGGCTACGGTATGAGTCCTTATTTGAAAGAAAGAATAGTACTCATGGTCACTGCGATTGCAGGCGTTTGTATCGGCGCGATCGCTGTTGCGCTGACGCTTAAGTTTATCCAGGTGTTTATTATTTAAGGATGGGCCTACATGAATAAACACCACTCACAGCATGGCAAGTTCGCGGGAAGCATTCGCGGTAACCACTGCGATAATCTACCTAAAGTCACCTGGATAAATAAGCACGCCGGGATTTGTTGCGGCTTCACCATTCGCGTATTACCGCGCAGGGTAGGCAAGAAGCGTTATCAAATTATGAAAGATGGTGATTCTTTCGGAATTGACTTTGCATTATCTGAAGCGCGCAAAACGATAGACCGTATTATCACCAATCACCACTTTATTAATCATTAGGAGAACGGGAAATCCACTTTATTAATCATTAGGAGAACGGGAAATGAAACGCCTTTATGCTGAACAGATTAATAAAATGCTGGAAGATTATTATTTCAATCTGGAAAACAACCCACAGGGCCGCAAGTCGCATTACGGCGTATTAGCTAGCGGCGTCCAGCACGTTTACGGTACAGCCTTCTGCATGAATGATGATGACGCCCTCAGCGAGCTTCGTCCGTTCGTTAGCGCCATCATGAATGGTGAGGTACCGTCACCAGCATTTGTAGGGCTTGCTGTATGAGTATCTTCACCGAAGAGAAAACATCATGGGAACAGGAGATGCTGATCCGTGAGGCGATAGAAAACGCCGAACAGGGATTTACGGTTCACCTGAGAAACGGTGCGCGTATTGCCGTTAGCCCTGACAGTCCGTCAATAGATTTAATTATTTACGGTCTGGAAAAAACAATTCGCGGTAATCATGAGCGTGCGCGAATGACATTTATTGATTTTCTGTATTACTGGCATGAGAGGGTATTCAAGTCAATTAAACGAAAGCCGCGCCCTAACCGCTAATTAACCAGCGTTAAAAACAACGGTATTCATTTTGCCGGGGACTCGTTTTGCCTTTTTCAGGAGGTCGCATGGGGGTTAAGTCAATCAAGCTGGAAAGCGGAATAAGCGATCCGGATTTTGTGGAAATAAGCATCAACGCACGGAAACACGAACGCGCGCACCTGCTCGGCTTACTGCGTATTTATGTTGGCCAGTTGAAAAAGGAAAGCGCCACCCCGGAAGAGATTTATTCATCAATCGAACAGTGGGCTGACGCCCGCGAATTAACCATCACTGAGGAAAGCAAACAATGAACCACTTAATGATCGACATTGAAACACTCAGCACCCAGCCGAATGCAGTGATTTGCGCGATTGGCGCGGTTTTCTTCGAACCATCAACCGGTAAAACCGGCCCTTCGTTCTATCAAACCATTGATCCGCGAACCTCGCAGAATCGCGGCGCGCATATCTCCGCCGACACGGTGATGTGGTGGCTCAGGCAGGATAAAGAACCAATCAGCGAGCTGGTAGGCGCGAAGTCGCATGAAATTGAGGTGATGCTGGATTTCGCCAAATTCATTGAAGGCGCATTCCCTGAAACCAAGAAAAAGAATCTGAAGGTGTGGTGCAAGGGCGGTTCGTTTGATTTCCCGATCCTCAAATCTGCATTTGAACGCTCATCGCTCGAAGGCGTTTCCATGCTGCCGTGGCTTTATTGGAATGAATGCTGCTTCCGCTCGCTGCTTACAGTGGCCGGAGCTATCGGTTACGCCCCCCATCCGCGCCGCTCAGTTGCACACAACGCCTTAACCGACGCCATCTATCAGGCCGAGCAGGTTTGCGAGATCTGGCAGCGCCTGACCTCCCCGCACCTCGAATCATTGTGAGGCGCGCAATGACTAAATCACCTATCAAATGGGCTGGCGGCAAAACCCGCGTCATGCCGCAGCTGCTGATGCAACTGCCGAAAGCCGATTGTTTAATCGAGCCGTTCGTTGGCAGCGGTACCGTGTTTATGAACACGGAATACCGCCGTTACATCCTCTGCGATAGCAATCGCGCGCTGATCAATTTCTTTCGTGTGCTGACTTCCAACACCGAGCGACTGATTGATACCGCTCGCGGAATGTTCCTGGGTGGCAATAACGAAGAGCAATATTACAAGCGCCGTGCGCTATTTAACTCCATGCAGTGGAGCGATACGGGCAAGGCTGATACTGCTTTACTTTATGCCGCTTTGTTTCTGTATCTGAACCGACATTGCTTTAACGGGATATATCGCGTCAATCAGATGGGTGATCATAACGTCCCGTTCGGGAAATATGGCGCACCTTACTTACCGGCTGACGAGATGCGCCGCTTTGCCGAAAAGGCCAACGACACAAAAGCCGTTTTCATTGATGGCGATTTTCGTCACACCATCCCTTACGTTATGCAGCTGGCATATGACGCGGTTATTTACTGCGACCCCCCCCTACATTCCAGCCAGCAAGACAGCCAACTTCACTGCCTACGGCAAGCCATTTACCCTGGACGATCACCGCGACCTGGTTGCAACCCTGCTCGATGCTCATCGCCAGCACGGCACCCGCGCGGTGATATCCAACAGCGACACCCCGGAAACCCGCGAGATCTACTCCGCTTTCAATCTCCACGCCTTCAGCGTTCGCCGCTCTGTCAGCGCCAAAAGCCGCGATATGGCCGGTGAAGTGATCGGCGTTCTTCGCGGCGATGTGGGTCGCAACTCTGGCGCATGTGGAGCTTGGACGAGCACCATTGAAAATCTGCGGCCGGCGGCGATATGGATCGGGTTTGACCTGGCCGCCGGATTCGATAACGGGGAGCCATCTGATGAACACGCTTGATGCCGTTGTGACGCGAGTTTTGGACGTTCGTCCATATCGCCATTTCTGGATCGTCGAGGTGGAGGTGTTGAGCTGGGGCAGATACAGCAACACAACCATCATCCGCGATAGCGAAAAAGAAGCCCGCCAGGTTCAACCCGGCGACACGGTAACGATCTGAGGATCCGCAAATGAACGAAGAAACCAATTACCGCCGGTTCTGGCGAAACCTTGTGATCTGTTGTGCGTTTTGCTCGCTGTTGTTCTGGATCCCGATGGGGTATCTCGCCTTTCGTGTTGGCTCTGCGGTCTGGGATGCGCTGTGGCCTCTTATAAAAATGTAGTGAAATCAAAGGAGAAAACTAAATGGCTTTGTACGAAGAGAAGTATCAACTCAAAGGAAATGAGCTAATGAATCGGCTGCTTGAACAGGTTGATGCATGGAAATATGTCAATAAATACAAGTCAAAAAAGCAACAAAAGGCGGCATTTTGCCGCCAGAGCTTATTGCTTGAAAACGAACAATGAATCGTATTTTCCAGGATTAAGGTTATCTGCATGAAGATCAGTCAGTCCAAGCTTAGCAATGCCTTGAACGAGAGCCAGGTATGCGCCAAGACCATCAACAGTAATGACGCGGTAAATATCACCAGCTTCATTTTGAATCGCTGTCAGCATCGGCATGCCACCAAGTTCAGCATCCTTCGCTTTGCGGACTACTTCGGAGATTTTCTCATCAATGGAGGACTTCACTTTTCCTTCTACATATTTATCTTTCATTTTTATCCCTTTTTTGCTGTATGCGTTGGCAATACTAACCATCTGCTGCGTTTGAGGGCAAGAAAGTTTGCCGGACATGGCGAGCCAGAAAAGGCAGATCATGTCTGACTATTCCTCCTTAGTTTGGGAATGGAACGCCAAACGGCAGGCTATTAACCCAAATCACGCCGCAGATCCTGAAATTGAGTATCTCACCCCAAAAGGCGAGCGGAAGACGCTCGCCTATGGTGATCTCGTTGATGCGGTTTACCGTTACCCCATGCGTCCACGCGAAGGGGAGGCGCGAGAAGCATTTGACCGTAAAGGCCGCGCCAGCTATCTCCGGCGCCGGGTGCAAACGCTCCCGGCATTTATCCGTAAGCGTTTCGCCCAGCACCTTGAAAACCTCGAACGCAACAAGCCAAAAGATGTGGTGCGCTGGTTGTTCGGTACCTTCGAGCGTCATGTTTTACGCCGTATTGATGCGGTGAATGCGCAATACCTGCCTCAAAACAACCTGCCCGCAATTCTTATCCCGCTGCGAGATGAATTCCATCTGCTGCCGTGGGCCGACAAAAAGCGCCTGAAACGACTGGCTTATAAGCTCGCCAACCTGATGAAAAGCGAGTTTATGCGCGAGTTTGATTTTCAGTATGAGAAAACCTCTGATGTTGAGTTTTCCACGCTTTACTCATACGGATTTATCGCCAGTAAAGCGACAGCGCTCAATATTGCGATCCCGGGCTGGGATAAATATTGCGATGAATCTCTTCAGGCCGAAGATGCACTGCGTGCTATTGCGCGCCTTCAGAAAGAAAAATGGTGGCTGAGTAAAATCCGCCGTATCCACGATCGCTGGCGCGAACACCTCATGATCGCAACGGGTTATGTCAGCAAGGTGGCATCGCCATATTGCTCCGATCCCTGCTTCAGGGAGTGGGTAGCCCAGAAGAAAGCAAACCTTGAATTTCTTAATGCGATGGAGCTGGAAGATCAGGACACCGGCGAGCGTAGTTCTTTGCTGGATAAGGTCATGGGTAGCGTATCCAACCCGAAGATCGCGCGCCATGAGCTGATGGTACGCATGCGCGGGTTTGAAGATATGGCTAACGAAATGGGCCTGGTCGGCATGTTCTACACCTTGACTGCGCCGTCGCGTTATCACTCAACGCATGTGCAATCCGGGAAGCGAAACGATAAATACCGCGACGCCAGCCCGCGCAAAACTCAGAAATACCTCTGCAAAGTATGGTCGCGCGTCCGAGCCAAATGGGGGCGCGAAGGAATTCGCACCTTTGGTTTTCGTGTTGCCGAACCGCATCATGATGGAACTCCACACTGGCACCTGTTGTTATTCCTGCGATCAGAAGAGG